ACTATGGTGTTCTAGGTGAGAAGCTTACAGAGATCAGAAAAGTAGCTAAAGAACTCTTAGATTTATTAGATGGAGGATTACTACCTAATTCACAAGCTGTTACTACAAAAGATACAACAGCATTAATTGGTCATCTTCAAAAATTAGATGCACAAATAGATGGAGATATTGTAGCTTTATTTCCAAAGTTACAAACTTATAAGAATGATATTGTTAATCTTATAGGAGTATTAATTTACTACAATGCAGCAGTAGCATCCTACGAAAGTTTACAAACTACAGATATTCAAAGTCAAATATCAAGTGAGGAAGTTCAAAAAGTTATAAAAGCAGTTGCAGATATAAAGCAAGTGCTAAACGTAATTATTAGTTTTACTTCTTTATCAGATGTTGCTTCAACTCTTATCCCAAATGAGATTCAAGAGTTGCAAAAGATAGTTAATCCAACAAAATTAATACCAATGATCAAAGTGATTTTAGCTCTTGCAAAAGGCTTTAATCAAGTAGTTCAGCAGATATTAGGATATGTAGGAATTGCAAGAACAATTGTAAAAGTGTTGCAGATTTTAATAACTGTGATGAAGATTGCAATTTGGGTATTCAGAGTTTTACCAATGCCTTTGATGTTTGCTACATCTGGTATCATGGATGGATTAGTTTGGGCAAGACAATTACTCGATGCTATAGTAGACAATGCAGAGAAGATAGTAGGTCAGATTGGTAAATTAATTGATATAATATTTGAATTCTGTACAGTTATATCTCAAATATTAGAAGAGATTATTCAACAGATAGAGATTCTTTTATTTACATTAGAGTCTTGTTTAGCAATTGATGAGGATGGTAGGACAGTTGGAGCCTACAACATGCCTTCCGGTTTAATGCAGGAGTTACGAAGTGCAAAGGGATCCTTACAATACTCATTAAATCAAGTTAATAGTTTAACTGAATCTTATAGAGATGCATTAGCAAATTCAAATAAGAAAGTGTATAATGGATACACAATGGAGATTCAAGAAGAGGAAGTATTTGATCAATCAGTAAGATACAAAAGAAGAAGAGCAGTAGCATTTGATTATAATGGTTTATTGGTTGAAGGTACAGATTTAACATTTGCTACAGATAATACCATTCTATTTGAAGAATTAAGATTAAAATTAGTAAACTCAGGTTATATTCAAGACACAGGTGCATTTGTTCCTGGATTAGATTTCTTAGCAGATGTGTTAGGAACTGGCAATAATACAGCTACGTTGGTTAATGCAGATACAGTAGCAGGTAGAGTAAATGCAGATTTACCTACAACTAATAAAGACATTTATGCAAGTATTGGTATTAATACTATAGATGGAGTAGATCCACAGGAGATGATGAAGGATGAAGCAGCTATAATTAAGAAACAGATTAATGCTGTGATTGCTAATATCAAAGGTGGAGAAGATTTGAGAAAGAGCTCCCAAGCATCTGTACAGCAAAGTAATGCTAAGCTAAAACAAAACCTCAAAGATGGCTCAACAGATGTAGTATCAAATCCACAAATAACAGGAGGTTTAGCAGCAGCACAAGATACAGTTGTTAACAAAGGAGGCACAGTTAATCCAGACATTCTATCAGATGCTGAGGTAAGAAGGTTACAAGGTATTAAGAAATCAGTAGAGGATAATCCACAAAGTGAAAGATTAAAAAATACCCAAACATATAAAATTGCAGTGCAAAAACTTGAGGCAGATGCCAAAGCACGCAAAGAAGAAAACATGAAATAAACTATTTATATAAGATGGCAAATTCAATTGACAAATTAAGACAACTCATTAGAGAAGAGGTAGCTTTAGCAGTCAGAACCGAAATGAAGGTTATGATGAAGGAGCTTACTGTCCTTATGGAAGGCAGAGCACCAGCAGTTAAACCAGTAACTACTACAAACTCATTAAGAGAGTCCATCAAGCCTGTAATAAGACAGCAGGTTCAGAAGCAAATGGTAGCTTCAGGGGATCCGATAGCAGATCTTTTAAATGAAACAGCAATGGGGATGCAGTCAGAGGATTATCGTTCAATCGGTAACTTCACAGCACAGGATGCACCAAACTTTGCAATGGCAGCTCAAGGGATGGGACAAACAGCAGTAGTAGAGGATATGAGTTCTATTCTACAAGCAGCAAGACCTGCAGGAGATGTAACAAGTGTTCAACTACCAGATGCAGTACCTGATTTTACTCATTTAATGAAACATATAATCTAAAATGGCATATAGACCTATACAGATAAATCCATTAGATTTAAAACCTTCGATTGCAATTGGGGTATCCATTCCATTTGAACAATCAAATGTTTTTACTTCTGTATACACGACAGCAGAGCAGATAAAGTATAATATGATTAACTATTTGCTTACTGATAAAAGTGAGAGGATTTTTAATGTAGGGTTTGGGGCAGGGTTGAGAGGAGAGCTATTTGAGCAAATGGAGCCTAATAACTTAGAATCTTTGGAAGCTCGAATAGGAGATGAATTAAGAGGCTACTTTCCTAATGTACAACTTACACAAGTTAAATTAGTTCCGAGTTATGATGAAAACTACTTAACACTGAGAATAAGATATAACATTGAGAATACTGGTAAATCAGATGAGATTCTCTTGAATTTTAACAATAATGGCATCTAATAAATCAAATAGTAAGGAGATTAAGTATCTGAATAAAGATTTTACAAGTCTAAAGCAGAGCTTGATAGAGTATGCAAAAGCCTACTTCCCTAACAATTATAACGACTTCTCGGCAGCTTCCCCAGGTACAATGTTTATTGATATGGCTGCCTATGTAGGAGATATCATGTCATTCTACTTGGATAACCAAATTCAAGAAACATTTTTGCAGTATGCAAAGCAGAAAGAAAACTTAATGACTATGGCCTATATGTTAGGTTATAGACCCAAAGTTACATCAGCAGCATCTACAATGGTGGATGTGTTTCAAACATTACCTGCAAAGAGTGCAGTTGCATCAAATGGTAGATTAGTATCAGGAAGTGTTCACCCAGATTGGAGATATGCAGTTATCTTACAAGAAGGAACACAAATAGCAAATGCTCCAGGTGACTCATTATATTATATTCCAGAGACAGTAGACTTCTCAATATCATCTTCTGCTAATCCAACAACGATAGAGGTTTATCAGACAGATGGTACTGATACGTCAAAACCGACAAGCTTCTTACTAAAGAAAACAGTTCCTGCAATTTCAGGAGAGGTTAAAACAGCAACTATTCTAGCACCAACAACAAGAGAGAAGTTTTTTACAACTACTCTAACAGATACAGATATTATTGAGATTATAGATGTGCAGGATAGTGAAGGTAATAGATGGTATGAAGTACCATATTTAGCTCAATCAACTATAATTCAAGCAAAGAAGAATGTAGCAGGAGCAGATCCAAACTATGCAGGATCTTCTATTGAAGTTCCATATTTAATGGAAGTTATTGATATTCCAAGAAGATTTGCTACTCGATTTAAATCTGATAACACATTAGAATTACAATTTGGTGCAGGTATTCCAGATAAGAGCTTAGTGGAGCAATCAGCAGATGAAGATTACCTACCAAATGCATATAAAGTGGGTATGGGAAGTATAGAAGGTAGAAGTCTACTATTCAACGCTTATAATCCTGCTAATTACATTAATACGAAGGCGTATGGTATATCACCATCAGACACTACATTAACAGTTAGATACTTAGTAGGAGGTGGTGCTAAAGCGAATGTGCAGAGTAATCAGATTAATAGATTAGTTTCCTATACTTCAAGCTTCTATGGAGGAATAACTCCTTCTGCTGAAATTGAATCACAAACCCTTCGATCATTAGCTGTAAATAACCCTTCAGCCTCATCAGGTGGTGGGGATGGTGATTCTTTTGAGGAGATACGATTAAACACTTTATCTCAGTTCCCATCTCAAATGAGAGCTGTAACAGAGCAGGACTATTTGGCTACAATCTACTCAATGCCAGCAAAGTTTGGTCAAGTGGCAAAAGCATATATTACAAAGGATAGTGCTGTATTTAAGAAACAATTTGAGGTAAAGCCTGAGTTAAAGGATCCAAGCGTACTTTCAGCTTATATTCTATCCTATGATGTAAATAGTAAAGTAACCACACCTCCACCAGCATTGATGCACAATCTAAAAACTTACATATCTAATTATAGAATGTTAACAGATAGCATTAACTTAAAGAGTGGATATGTAATTAATATAGGGGTTGACTTTGATATTGTAACAAGACCTAACTACACAAGTAGAGAAGTTTTAGCAAACTGTATTCAAGTTATGAAAGATAAGTTTAAAATAACAAATTGGCAAATCAACCAACCTATTATCTTATCTGACATCTACACTGCATTAGATCAAGTATTGGGAGTGCAAACAGTTAAGAAGGTTCATTTCTATAATTTATCAGATGCAGATGGAAATTATTCTAAATATGGTTATGATATTCAAGGAGCAACTGTTAACGGTATAATCTACCCGTCACTTGATCCAAGTATTTTTGAAATCAAATATCCAGACACAGATATTTACGGAAGAGTTGTACCATTTAGTTAATAAGAGATGTCAATAGTAAAAATATTTCCTATTCAGGATACTACATTATATTCTAATTCTAGAACAACAAACACAGGTTTGGATGAGATTCTAGAAGTAGGAGCCTATAACTTATCTACCACAAACCCAACATCTACTACTATTTTAGGAGAGTTAGGGATTGATGATATTAGACGTAGTATCTTACTTTTTGACACCGAAGAGATCAGACAATTCTCTCAAGTAGCAAATGCAATAAATGCACCAGTAACTTCTTCTTTAAGGATGTACTTAGCTACTGCAGTTAATTTAAATCAAACATACACAGTAGAAGCTTTCCCTGTAGCAGAGGCATGGCAAAATGGAGTTGGAACTTACGCAGATGTACCAACAAACACAGGAGGAGCAAGCTGGAGATATAGATCGGATGCACGACTAGCAGTTAGATGGTTAGATAACACCTACGCTACTGATTATCTATACACCTCAGGAGGAGGTAGTTGGAGAACTGCTAATGGAGCTTCCCAAGAGTTTAAATTTAATTCAAATAAAGATATAAACATGAATGTTACCAATATGGTAAATTCATGGACAGGTAGTTATGGAGTAATACCTAACTACGGTATTATTGTTAAGTTAACAGGTTCTATTGAAGTAAGCGCTTCAAGTTTTACAGGGTTAAAGTTCTATTCAAGAGAAACTCATACCATTTACCCTCCTTGTCTTGAGTTAAAGT